ATGAAAGAAGTTGAGCTACGTTTTACACCAAAGCAGACAGAAGCTTTAGAGATCCTCGATAAACCAGCAGTATCAGAGGTTTTATACGGAGGAGCTAAAGGTGGTGGCAAGAGCGTACTCGCGGTATTGTGGGCTTACCTACAATGTGAGAAATTAATAAGGCTCTTTGAAATACCTGCTAATCCAGACTTTGTTATGCCCGTCGGTTTCATGGGCAGAAAGAGAGGGGTAGACTTCGTTAAAACTACGCTTGAGACGTGGAAACGTATGATTCCTGCATCGTTCTACAGGATTCGCCCTCTTGATAAAGAGATCATCGTGCAAGAGAGAGTTAAAATCCTCTATGGCGGTATGGACGATGAAACCTCTGTTAACAAGTTTAACTCTGCAGAATTCGCTTGGGTCTTTATAGATCAGGCTGAAGAGATTGTCAGAGATGAATTAGGTTTGCTAAAAGGAGCGTTACGCCTTAGATACAACGGTAAAATTCCAGACTATAAAGTTTTACTTACAGCAAACCCAGCTCCTTCATTTTTAAAGAATGACTATATAGACAATCCTCCCGAAGATGGATCTAAAGTATTTATCCAAGCGCTTCCTACAGACAACCCATTTTTAGATCAAGCATATATTGATAGGCTGATGGATGCCTTTAAACATAGACCAGAACTTGTAAGAGCTTATGTATATGGATCATGGGACCATTTAGAAAGTTTAGACGTACTAATAAAAGCATCTTGGATTCAAGATTGCATAGAAATAGATATCAAAGTCAAACAGGATCGTAGAGTTACCTCTGCTGATGTTGCACGCTATGGACGAGATGAGACTGTTATATATAATCTAGTAGACAACAAGATAACAGGAGAGTTAATCTACGGAATGAAGCCAGCAGACTCTACTGCAGCGCAGATTGTGAAGATGGCTAAACGCAATATGAGTGATTTAATAGTTGTGGATGCAGATGGTTTTGGCGGTGGTGTATGCGATATCATAAATACTCTGATTATGAATGATCCAAAGCTAAAGATGATGGAGATTCATTCTGGTAAAGCTGCACTAGACAAAGAACGCTATGCTAACTTAAAGACAGAGATGTGGTTTCATGCAGCAGACAAATTTGCAGAAGGTGAAGTAAGTATCAAGAACGACCCTGTGTTAGTGAACGATTTAACATCATTGAAGTATCACATTATCGCTAACGACAGGTTTCAAGTAGAAAAGAAAGACGATGTTAGGAGAAGAATTTCACGTTCACCAGATAGAGCAGATGCTCTAGTCTATGGTTTATGGGGAGCTAAGTTTATTTATAAAAAAGAGTTTGATTTCAAACGCACGCCAAACATACTACCAGAAAGAGGTGGATATGGTTGGCACAAAGAAGCGTCACATGGAAGGGGATATGGATGGTAATTAAGCCAAAGGTCTCAGTTAAAGACCAATCTGAGAAAAGAGTACCAGCGAAAGTTATAAAGTTTTTCAGAGAGATGAGAGATGATATTCGTCAGAATGATATTGGTGGTATTGGCGGATGGAAAGAAAAGATGCGCATTGCTCGTAATATGAGGCAAGGCATAAAACGTGTTACAGACTATCCTTATCCAGGCGCGCCAGATATTCCTATCCAAGAGTCAGATAAAATAATCCGTAAACTAAAACCTAGATATGTTCTCGCAGTTACTTCTGGTAAACGCTACATGAAAGTTATTCCTCAAGAGGGTATACAAAATGTTACGCCAGAGCTACAAGCAAAAGGTGAGAAAGCTAACCTAGTCATGAATTGGATCTTTCATAGACCACAAATGGATTGGCTTAGGAAATTAACACTATCAGCAGATCGCTTCTTAGAAAAGGGACATTGTATTTTTAAGATCGCAGAGAGATTTAACTCACGCATCGTAAGTAAAGTTGTAGACCTCGGAGACTTCCAAGACGAACAGCTTGCTCAATTTAGAAATCTAGCAAAAGATGAAAAGATAGAATATCTCGCTAACAAGTATGGTTTAGATCCAGACAACACTAGAGATGCGAAATCATTATCTAAAATTATTTCAGAGGTAGCATCTAACAAAAAAGTTATTAAATTTGAGACAGAAGTTGTAAGTTCTCTACCAGATGTTCTTCTTCCACTCCCAGAGAAAGTATTCGTCCCTATTGGTACAGTAGATATTAATACTGCCTATAGAGTCACAAATGAATTCTTCTGGACCAAAGACAAATTAACAAAGCTAGCTTTAAACAACACACTCATTAAAGACAAAGTATTTAAGATACTAAAGTCTGAGGGTAAGAACTTAGAGACAGGCGACAAAGATATAAACGAAAAAGTTAAGTCTCACCTAGAAGGTGTAGAAGACGAGGAGACAGTTGGTAGTCTATACCGAATTCATGAGACAATTACATGGTATCAACCATCTGCAGAGGCAGAATACGAAAAATGGGTATTCACTTACTTTGCAGATATAGACGATCCTGAAGAAGCAATTATTCAATATATAGCATATCCATTCGAGTATGAAGGATGGAATTACGTTAAACACGATAATGAAGTTGTAGACGATAGATACTATTCGTCAAGAGGTACTCCAGAGCAAATTAGATCAGTACAAGAATTTATGGAGAAATCTCTCAATAACATGTTGATTCGTGATGATATAAATAACGCACCGATGTTCACAGTTCTCAATAGCTCTCCGCTCTCTTCAGATGGTGTACGATTTATTCCTGGACAAAAGATAAACGTAAACACACATGACGATCTTAATCAAGTCAATAGAGGCTCTGTACCTGACCTTTCATCAGAACGCATTATGCAATATCTAAAAGCATTTGGTGAGGAATACATAGGCATTACAGACCAGTTGTTTAGAAATGCAACGAATAAAGGAGGAGGAAAGACTCTTGGTGAAGTTCAGATTGGTGTCACTGAGGCACAATTCTCATCTAACCTCGATGTTAAATTATATATAAATTCAATACGTCAAGTATATGAGAAAGTTTTCTTTGTTTTTCGAGAACGTCTAACAACGCCATTAGTAATAAATGGAACTACTATCACTAGAGATGATTTTGACTTTATCCCTGATATTGCTGTTAATGGTTCTCTTGAGATGGCTGACAAAATGTTGCAGGTCCAAAGGGCACAACTAAGACTAGAAAGAATAGTCAATGGTTATAACCTTGGTGTTGCAACAAAAGAAGATGTCTTTAGAGGTTTTGAAGATTTCTTTGAGAAAGATGGAGTTAAAGAACCTAGTGATTTCTTAACAGATCCAAAGGAAATTGCAAAACAACAAATTACTCAGATGGAAAATCAAATCACTCAACTAAAAGCAATATACGAAGATATGCAGTCCGAAATAGCTCAAGGAGATAATACCTTGAGACAGATTAATCAACAGATATCAAGGAAAGGTGGAGATGGAAAACCAAAAACAAATCCAAAAACAGAACGACCACGTACACGTTAAGAACGCTCAACAATTAAGAGCTATGATGGAGACTCAAGGTTGGAAGACCATCGTAAAACCATTAGTAGATAAAATGATCGCTGACGTTGTGGGATACAGACAAGAGAATGGAATATGGAATTCAGGATCTTTCGGAGATAAAAGAATATCTAATGCTAAGGCAGAAAATCTTTTATGGTACAGAGAGGGATTAATTAATTTTAATAATCATCTTATGACTTATTTCAGTATAGCTGAAGGCGCAAGAAGAAGACTAAGAGCTAAAAAGAATAATGATTATAAGATTCCACTATTGGATTCTTCATATTCAAATGTCGGACAAGATGAAGTGGATGAAGGAGGAGCTATCAGTGAGTAAACTACCTAAAGAAGGTATGAACTACGAACAAGCTATTAGGACAGCTGTACGACATGGAAGAGAAGGTAATGCACCATTAGTTAATTCCATGATCAATCAGGTTAAGCTGGCAGAAGGCAATAAATCTGCTAGAGAATTTTCAAAAGAAGTTATTGCTAAAGCACAGGGGAAATAATGGAAATGAAAAAGAAGAAAAAAGCCAAAGAAATCGACATGGCTAAAGAGCGCAAAGCACAAGAAGCTGTAGATAGCCAAAGACTACCAAGTAGAAAAGGTTTGCCTACAGGATATGATATACTTCCAAAAAAGAAAAGAAAGTAAATATAGGTTTCTTCATTGACCTTTGATAATGATGGCACAGGTTCTTAGACCTTAATAAAACTATGGGAGCGAACATGAAAAACACACAAGTAGACGAGTCAAAAACGACTGAGCAAGAGAGCACTGATTCTGTACAACCAGAACAGTTTGTATCCAAATCACAGGCAGTAGCTGATTCACTTGAGAACGATAAGGTTGTAGATAAACCACTAGATACTGAAGGGGATGAAGATTCAATCGATCCAGGAGAAAGTTCTGAAGCTGACGATATCTCAGACGAAGACATAGACTCCATTATAGACGAGATTGACAACGATACTTCAGAACCAGAGGAAGAATCTGACAAATCTACGAACGTCCAAAAAAGAATAGACGAACTAACTGCAGCCAAAAAAACTGCTGAAGAAAAGTTAGAGCAAGCTATGAAGTTAATAGAGACTCCAAAGCCAGAGAAAGAAGTCAAGAAGGATGATAGAATATCCGACAAAGAACTTACTGTGGCGATTAAAGACTTTATTGAAGAGGGAGATGCAGATGGAATAATGCAGGTCATTAATTACAAGCTAAAATTGCAAGATGAAGATCTTACGACTAAATACCGTAAGGAGCAACAAGAAGTTACATCGCAAGTAGCGCGTAAGCAACAAGAATGGGCGTCAGTCATTAAAGACTTTTCCTCTGAAGCGTATGAACAAGAAGCTCTGCAATCAAATCCAGACTTCAACATACAAGACAAAAATAGCAAGCTCTATAAACTAGCAGACGAATTGTTTACAAAAAATAAGTCTGAATATTCAGTAGAAGGTGGCATGCGAAAGGCAGTTGAAAAAGCCTTTCAAAAACTCGTCTTAGGATTATTAAGTTCTAAGAAGAAAGCAAAGACCTCGTCTAAAGAAGTGGAAGGATTACAAAATCGTCTTTCTAAAGAACAACGCAAGAATACAGTAGGCGAAGGAGCTTCATCTATTACAGATGCTAAGATCCCTGGTTCTACTAAAAAGAAATCTAATCTTGAAGAAGTTCTAAGCGAAAGATCGAAATTTAAAAACGAACGAATAGGAATGTAACAAGGAGTTTATATGTCTGGACAATTATGGTCAGTCAATTCTTTGGGCGGTTATCTATCTAGCGACGAGCTGTCTAGAAAAATCCGTCATGCTGCTCAGCCTATGATGAAGTTTCGTCAGTTTGTAGATGCAGAATCTGCAGCTGGACGTAGCCGAGGTGATACTTTCTTGTTTGACAAGATTAGTAATATCTCTACTGCAGGTGGAACTTTAACAGAGACAGAGACAATACCAAAGAATAATTACACGATTACACAGGGTTCTTTATCAATTACAGAATACGGTAACAGTATTCCGTTTACGCTAAAGAATGAAACATTAGCATCTATCGCTGTACCAGAGTCAATCAAAGTAGTTTTACGAAATGATATGGCAAAGGTTCTTGATAGTGGAGCTTCAGCTGAATTCCAAGCAACAGATTATATTGCAGTATGTACATCAACTGCATCAACAGTCTTTACTTCTAATTCAACAGTAGCTGCGACTGCTAATGCTAACATGTCTGATAAAAATGCACGAGACATTGTTGACAAAATGAAAAAACTACATATCCCACGATATGATGGCAATAACTATATTTCTATTGCCTCTACAAACTCAATTCGTGGATTGTATGATTTCTTTGAATCTAAAGTACAGAATACGTCTATGGATCCGCTATATAACGGTGAAGTTGGACGATATTATGGCTGTAGATTTGTGGAAGAAACTAATGTTCTTTCTAACGTCTTAGGAACAGGCAGCGTATTTGGTGAAGCTGTTTATTTCGGTGGAGACGCTGTTAAAGAAGGTTTAGTAATTCCTGAAAACATCAGAATTGATATGCCAAAAGACTTTGGTCGTGATCAATGTATCGGTTGGTACGCATTGACAGGATTTCAGAAAACTTGGGATTTCACTGCTGACGGTGAAACTAGAATAATCTTAGTAACGAGTGCATAAGGAGGAATACTAATGAGTAGATCATATTCAGATCCTTCTTACGGATCTAAAAAAATTCTATTAATGAACGACACAGGAAGCACAGTTGGAACTCATGCAGGTACTGATTTAATTTATAGTACAACTACTGTAGAGATGCCAGTCACTGTAGGACCTGAAGTTAATCTTTATTATACCGCTGGTGGAACAAGCTCGGCTAAAAGCCTGATCTTAAATTCTAAGCTAGCTGGTACTGGAGCGAATGTAGCTTTAGGCACAATTGCCTTAGCGACAAACGTGAAAGGTTCTATTAGAACTATGACGATTAATGAGACTGAATTAAACGCAAATGACGATTTAATGTTCACATTTGTAGGAACAGACGCTATTGTAGCTGCTGTAACTGCATCTGTAACGTATGTTGAGCGTTTTGTTGTTTCTGATAGTTAATAAAAAGTAGTGTCCAATAAATGAGGGAGGTGGAAACGGTGAAGAAGGTTTTAATAAGTAGATATGGTGCTTACGGAGACATCATTCATTGTTCACATCTCCCTCGCTTATTGAAAGAACATGGTTACGATCAAGTAGATTTTGAGACAAATATTAAGGGCACACAGCTCTTAGCTTGTAATCCGTTCATTGACAATTTGTTATTTTTTGAGCCATCTCAGCATATAGATGCTTATAGAGACCTAACCATGATGGATAGACATTGGAAAGAGATATCTATGGGGTATGACTTATTTATAAATCTATTTCGTTCTCTTGAGTTTGGATGTGTGGCTATGGAAGAAATGCCAGAATACTACATGCACCAGAAAGCAAGAGATTGGATGGGTAAAATAAGTTTCTACGACCAAACCACTAAGTGGGCAGGTTTTCCTGAATTAATGGGTAAGTATACTGGTGAAGTTTGGTATACACCCGAGGATACTAAAATAGTAGAAAAATATATGGAGAAGTTTAAAGACAAGTTTGTTATTATGCTTAATCTAACAGGGACAACAATCCACAAAGTATTATTAGATTATAAAGAATATATATACTATGTTTTAAACAAGTATCCAGATGCTCACATTATAACTACTGGAGATGAAAGTTGTAAAGACATGGTTCAGAATACACATAGAATTACAAATATAGCTGGGAAATTTCCGTTTAGACAAGCAGTGTATATAATACGTTATATTGATTGCTTGTTGACTATGGAATCAGGATTAGGGGTTGCTGGAAGTATGTGGGGTACACCTTCAATACAAATCATGACCTCATCAAGCCTTATAAACCACCCTAATAATTGTAAAGGTGATTTTAGTATTCAGTCACCTGCTAAGTGTTCACCATGTTCTAAAGGTCCATATAAATTCTTAGGCTGTCCACATAAAGATGGATATCCATTATGTGTGCACGTTGATAAACAACAAGTAAAGGATAAGATAGATGAAACTTACAGGGCATATAAAGAGGGCAGGTTCCCTATCAAGGATAGACTTTCCTGCGAAAATGTTGATGGAATGTCCCTTGTGCAAGACACAACACCCACTCTTGGTTAGAGGAACAGTAGTAAGTCCAGAAAATGCTGAACTAAAAGTTGATGTTCTGGATAGAGGGTATGCTTTTTGTAACTGTAGAAACATCTTCTATACAGACTGGTCAAATATGGATCAGCGTATTTATGACGATTTCTATGCTTCTAAATATGATGGAGAAAATATAAACAAAAGTCTAAAAATAGGATTTGATCATTATTATCCTATTATTACAGAGTTCAAAGATATTAAGAGTTTTTGTGACATAGGATCTATCAATCCTACATTGTTGAATGAAGCAAAGAAAAAAGGATGGAAGACAACTAGAGTTGATATCAATCTTGCATCTACCGACGAGGATCACGAGATTATTATTGGCGATATTGAAGATCCAGAAATTGTTAACAAATTACATAGTGATTGTATCTGGATGTCTCACCTTGTAGAACATTTAAAAGATCCAATCCAAGCAATGAAAAATATGCACGGATGTTTGTCAGATGATGGATTGCTTTTTGTATCAATGCCTGATCCTTATTATATAGACTGGAGTGCTCCGTCATCTTGGGGACACTGGGCATTACGAGAGCATCACATCCTATGGGATATGGATAGTTTTATAGAAATGATGGAAGAAAATGGTTATGAATGTTTATATTCGAAGAGATATTTATCAGAGATGTTATTTATCTGTATAAGAGAATATCATCTTTTATTTAGGAAGGTCCAAAAATGAAAAAAGCATTAGTCATTAGAACTGGCGCTTATGGAGACATGATAATTCTATCTCCATTGTTTAGAGCGCTAAAGAGAGAAGGATACAAGACGTATCTTAATTGCGGTAAGCGAGGATTAGAAGTCTTAAAAAATAATCCTTATATAGACGAGTTCATTGAATATGAAAAAGAAGGACAGAACGATCCAGATATTGAAAAATACTGGAATAGTATAAAGGATAAAGTTAAACCAGATTGGGTTAAAAACTTTAGTGAGAGTATAGAAGTAAATGTAGCTCTTCATCCTAGAAGTCCATCTTATGTTTACCCAAAGAGTGAAAGAGTCAAAAGGGGAAACAGAAACTATTATGATGCAACTGAAGAATGGAGTGGCATTAAATTCGATCAGAAGAAGCCAGACCTGTTCATTGATAAAGCTGAAGAAGAATCAGCATCGAAGTATTTAAAGAAAGGTATCAATCTTTTATGGTGCTTATCTGGAAGTGGATCCAATAAAGTGTATCCGTGGACAGACTACATCATAGGTGACTTACTCAAGAAGTACGAAGACTTGCATATTATCACTATAGGCGGTGAGAAATGTCAGATCATAGAGACCTTAGAAGATGAGAGAATCACACCTTTGGCTGGGAAGCTTTCCTTTCGAGAATCGATGGTACTGACAAAACTGGTAGATTTGGTTATATCCCCTGATACAGGAGTGTTGCATGCAGCAGGAGCCTTCTCAACGCCAAAAATAGGTATTCTAGGGCACACTACCATAGAGAATATCACTAAATACTTTGAGAATGACTATTCTTTAGAAGCAGATACAGAAGAATGTGAGTGTTCACCTTGTTATCGCTTAATATACGATCACAAGATACAATGTCCAATAGATAATTTAACTGGAGCTTGTTGGTGTATGGCTAAAGGTCAACCAGCAAATAGATTATTAAAAAGAATCACGGAGGTAATAAATGGCATCAGGTCAAGTAGTATATCCTAAGCAATGTCCAATATGTAGGAGACCTACAGCGTATGCTAAGAGTGTTAGCGAAACAGCTAATCCAGAAGATGCAGCATTGTGGTATTTCTGTTCTTGTGGAGTATGTTTTCAATCAGAGCCACCAGAATTAAAGATTAAAGACAGTAAGTATGTTGGCACACATTTAAAGATTAAAGAATACGATATTATTGGGCATCATGCAGCAAAACAGTATTCACCGCTCATTGAAGAATTAACTTATGGTAGAAAGATATTAGATGTTGGCTTTGGTCCAATGAATAATATCAACTATTTCAAAGAACGTGGATGGATCACATTTGGAATAGATACAAACAAAGATATTGTAGAATCAGATAGGCTGATAAAGGATGATTTTGAAACAACAGAAAAGCTATATCAGAAAACATACGACCTTGTGTGGATGGGATTTGTACTACAGCAATTTAAGAATCCTATCGGTGCTCTTAAAAAAGCGTATGATATTCTCCAAGATGATGGAGTCATTTTCATCTCGACACCTGATACAGACTTTTTGCACAACAAAACAGGAAACCTCTTTCCTCACTGGAGAAAAGACGACACCTACATTATGTGGAATGAAAGATCACTCTGTAGAGAATTAGAAAAATTAGGATTTAATATTATTATGAAGAGAAGAAATTATTATCAGCGCTTTGGATACGATCATGATCTTCACATAATAGCGCAGAAGATATTTTATTAAGGAGAAAAAATGCTGTTACCATTTATTGAGTTACAAAGACAAGTCCAAGCTAAGATACAGAATACAGGTACAGATACAACTAACGATAACGATTTAACTCCAAAAGTTAGAGACTGGATAAATACTATCTATGCCAGAGTCTATAGATCTTTTCCTTGGAGAGAATCTATCGATGATTACGATCTAACTCTAACAGCAAGTCAAGTAGAATATGTTTTTGATAGAGATGTTGGTAAGGTAATAACTATCTTTGATGAAACTAATGGTAGAGTTGTCGCAGAGGATATTATAGAAAACCATAATAGAGAACATGCAACAGATCTAGATAAAGTAGGAAACATTATCTCTAACAGTCCTACTAGATATAGACTATCTGGTATGCACACAGTAAAGAACTCTGTTGGAGCTACAGCTGAGACTGTAGATATTGTTTCTTCTAGTGCCTTAGATGTATCTCCTAATGTTATTAGAGTAGAAGGTTTTGTTGACGGAGTTGAGATAGGAGAGAACATTGTTGTAACAGGAACAACTGCTGCAACATCAACCAATACTTTTGATGCTGCTCAAAGATTAAGAATAAGTGCTTCAACAAGTGATGGAAATAGAAAAACACTTGTAGGCAAGATTACTGTTAGTGGAACAACTTCCTCGACGACGTATGCAGAAATATCTCCTGCTGAATATGCTCACGCATATCAATGGTTTAAAGTTTCTCCTACACCAACAGCAACAGGCACACAGCCAACATGGGAGATTACATACCAGAAGCAATTTAGGAGATTAGATAACGATCAAGATATTCCAATCTTTGATTGCTGTATAGAATTAATACAAGGCGCTTTCGCTGATGCTCTTAAAGAAGATGGATTAGAACAAGAGGGAAATATCGCAGAACAGAAATTCATCGTAATGACTAAAGAATTACAATCTTCTAGAAAGATAACAACAAGGATTGAACAGTTTAAACCTGTAGAAACAAATAATTCTTTTCAATCTATAACACCATATAACTGGTTATAAATTATGCCAATAGTACGCAATAAACAAAAAGTAAGAGTACAATCTTTCAACGGTGGAGAAAACTCAACAGCAGAGCCAGCCTTAGTAAAGACTCCGTTTGCTTCTCTAGCGCGTAATGCCGATATACACGAAACTGGAAAAGTATCTATGATAGAAGGGTATGTCCCAATAGGAGATACTCCAGATACATTAATTTCCCAGTGGACCTTTAATGCCAGCGATGTTACAGATAGCATAGGAACTAATGATGGTACAGAAACATCTATATCTTATGATACAGGAAAGTTTGGAAAAGCTGCTTATTTTAATGGCACTACTTCTTCTATCGTAGTACCTGCTGATACAACAATAGATGCAGTTGATCTTGGAGATTTTTGCATAACAGCATGGGTATATGTAGATACTGATGGTCTCAATGATGTAGGAAAAATTGTTGACAAAATGGGTGCAACAACTTCTGGCTATAGACTATGGGTTCATTCTGAAACAGCTAGTACAGTAAAGCTATCGTTTGAAGCAGGATATTCTGGAGGTGCCAATACTAATGCGCTTGCAGTTACTTCAACAACGATGTCTACTGGAGTATGGCACAAAGTAGAAGCTCATCTAGCTTCTGATGTTCCAAGTATTTATATTGATGGTGTGGAGGCTTCTTATACTACACAAACAACTGGAGCAGATACAATCGAAGATGATTCTGCTAATGATTTATACTTTGGAAATAATGCTGCAGGAACAGCAACATTCGATGGTGCTATAGAAGATATCCGTATTTATGATGGCACTAGAACTGCAAATAAATATGAACAAGATAGAATTAATGGTTTAACGCGCTATCAAGTTGGATCAACTATCGATAGATTATATCGAATGAGAGATACAGATTTAGAAAGACTAGACGACGACTTTGATAGCTGGACAACAATAGATAGTGGCTTCACAGCAGACTTAACAACTAACTTTGTTCAAGCAAAAGATCTTTTGTTTATATTGAATGGTACAGATAATGTTCATTCTATGGATTCTTCAGAGTCTATTACAGATGAGGGAAATACAAACACTGATACTCCTAGAACTACAGTAGGTGCTTGGGCACAAAATAATAGACTATTCTTAGGCGGATCCAAGACAGAGAGTGAACGCGACTTTGTTTGGTTCTCTGATTCATTAGATCCTCAGACCTTCGATAGAGCAGTAAATGTTTTTAAAGTAAGATCAGGTACTGGCGGTAAGATCACAGCATTAAAACCTTTTAAGTTAAATGAACTTGTTATTTATAAAAACGATTCTACTTTTGTATTAAATATGACAGGTGCTACACCTTTAACAAACTGGACCTTACAACCTATTAATGATTCTATTGGTTGTTCTGCTGGAAGAACAATCCAGAACTTAGGTAACGATCAAGTATTCCTTGACAACGAAGGAAGAGTTAGACTATTAACTAGAACTACATTCGA